GTCGACGCCTACGACAGCTTGCTCCAGGGCTTAGTAGGACAAGCAAGCACACGGGGCATCGAGGTTGCGGACAATCTCACCCAACGCATGGCACCCGAGCGCCCTCGGGTGGATGTGTCGATCCCCCTCGAGGCGACCGTGGCCGCAGCGGCACAAGCCAAGGGCTATCTACGCAAGCACGGCGAACGCTTCGCCGCAACCTCAGCCGAGGTCGTAGCCCAAGGCATCGCCGAAGGTCGCCCCACCGACACCATGGTCCGCGACATGCGCTCCCGGCTCAGTGTGGTGAAATCCCGCGCCGAGATGATCGTCCGTACAGAGTCGCTACGTGCCTACAACGAGGCGTCCAATACTTACTACGCCACGCAAGGCGTGGAACTTTGTATGTGGTACGCCACCGCTGATGATCGCGCGTGCTCCATCTGCGCCCCTCGTGCCGGGCAGATCTACAAGCGCTCCGAGATCAAGGCACCTTGCCACCCTCGTTGCCGGTGCTACCTCGCTCCCTGGGATTCCGAGATCGCAGCGATGGACCCCGAGTACGCAGCGCAACGTCAACGACATGCCGACGAAATACGCAAAGCGTATAAACAGCTCTCCAAAGAGCCTGCCAACTTGAATCGCGCAGCAGTCTTTGAGCAACTGGCGCCCACACCGGTTGCAACGCCGTAACCGACTTCTGATCCATCCATAGACTGTCCATATCCGTAACCGGGCGGACGCGCCCTTAAGTCATGCCTGCGATGAAGAAGCGCCCGCCCATGGAAATGGAGCCCGAAACGGAGAAGCAGCGCGAATCCGAGGGCGTCCGCGAAGGCGCCGAGCCCGATGACATGCCCATGGGCAAGACCAACCGCAAGCGCAGCGCAAAGAACGCCAAAAACACCAAAGCCCCCATGGACGGTGGCATGTACGGCAAAAAGCCGATGGACGGCGAAGGTTGCAACTGTGGCAAGCGCAAAGCCAAGTGTGATGGGAGCTGCGGTAAGAAGATGGACCGCAATGACGCCCTCACGCCTCAGGAGTACCTCGCTGCCTGCGACCTCGGTATTCAAGGTCGCTCCCGCTCCTACATCCGTGCCCGCCTCGATGCTGCCGAGCGTCTTGATCTCAAGTGCGGGAAAGGGTCCATCAGCCAAGGCGAGAAATGTCACAAGGGTGCTGCTACTAAAGCAAAAGGACCAAGTGCAGCGGTACAAGTTGGACAAGGCTTGAAAGCCGTAGGTAAAGTCGGTCTAGAAACAGTAAAGTGGACCTCCGGGTATAACCTTGGTAAGACACTCGCTACTGGACTTACTGGTGGCAAGAACGAAAAAGGATCGACGGGCGGCAAGGTAGGTTCAGTTGCAGCCTCAACCTTCATTTTTGGTCCCGCTGCGGGGTTAGGCGCCGCTCGCCGCGTAGGTGCTTTTGGGTCTACTGACCTCCAGCAGCACGCCAAGAACGAGAAAAAAGAAAAGGCCTGGCGCAAGAGCGTCGGATACCGGGATGGTGGCACCTACGCCAAAGGCTTCAAAGTCGACTACGCACAACTCGGGCTTTGAGCGATGGCCTTAACCCCGAGCACGGTCAGGCAAGACCTGAAATGCGGCAAAGGCGCCATATCCAAAGGCGAAAAATGCACTAAGGGTGCTGCCCAAGAAGTTATTGAAAAAGCCGCACCTATTGCCCTCGGCTTGGGGCTGGCCGCAGGTGCTATCGCTCTTAGTCGTCGGGGTAAAAGACCTCGTATTGGGGACGGGCGGACTGTGCCAAACATTCCTAAGACTCCGCCTAAGCCCGGACAGGTTTCTAGCCCGGCGAGTAGAGCTCAAGCCGAGGCAATGGCGACCCGTGTAACCGAGCGCGTTAAGCAGCGCGTGCGTGAAAACCCGCAACAAGTAGCCTACGAAATGCAAGCTGAAGAAATTAAAAGCGCAGCGATTAGAGATGTAGTGCGGAGCAAAGACTTTCAAGATGTGTTTAATAGCAAAGTTATGACTATTGAAGAAATAGCAGAACTAGCTCGCGATCCTAAAGCATTCAAGAAAAAAATGAGGCGCACAGACTCCGCACTAACCCCGAGCGCGATCCGCTCGGATCTCAAATGTGGTAAAGGCGCCATCTCCAAAGGGGAAAAATGCACTAAGGGCACAGCAACCCCGGCTAAGCCTGACAACACCATCCGCAACATCGCTCTCGGTGTGGGAGGCGCTGCTGCTCTCGGGGGTATTGCGCTGGGTGCCACAAAGATGCGCGCTACGCAACGCATCGCTTCCAAACCTCTAGGTAAGAACGCTACCCCCGACCAAGGCATTGCCCAAGGTAAAGCTGCATTCAAACAAGCCCGCGGTTTGCCCCTCGGGGCTGAGATAGCTGGTGCTGGCTTGGGTATAGCCGGCGCCGGTCTGATGGCCAACGAATACGCTAAAGAACCAAGGAAACGCCAGGCTGGAGCCATCATGGCCGGCGGCGCGCTGATGTACTTAGGGACCGGTACTTATATGTCGGGGCGCTCGATGCGCACTAACCTCGCTGCCAAAGAGGCTGAGTGGACGACGGGCGCCGAGGATTACAAGCGGCAGTGGAACTCCGCGCGCGAGCAAGCACAGCAACGTGCAAAGCAAAACGCAGCCTCAGGCAGCCAAGGCAGCCGCAACGTAGGTAGTAACAAGGCTGTGGAAAACCCATTCAAAGACCTTGACATCCCCGAGAGCGCTTCAGACGCAGATGTCAAGAAGCAATGGCTCAAACTCATGCGGGCGAACCACCCGGACGTCGGGGGCGACTCTAAGAAGGCCCAACAGATCAACGCCGCCTACCAAGAGATCATGCGTCGTCGCGGCAAACTCGACTCGATCTACGCCGACGGCTTCAACATCGACTGGGAGGCCATTGCGTTATGACCCTTACCCCGAGCGCGGTCCGCTCAGACCTCAAATGCGGTAAAGGCGCCATCTCCAAAGGGGAGAAGTGCACAAAAGGCCCATCGACCGAGGCGAAGGTCGCTCTGGGTGTAGGCCTAACGGTCGGTGCCATCGCTCTCGGCACGCTTGGCTCACGCCGTCGCCCTGGCTCGAGAACCGTACCCACCACCTCATCGTCTCCTAGTCCTTCTGGCACGCCACGTCTCCCCGGCTCTTCGCCTCGCGCTCTCCTGAAGCCAGCACCCCCTCGCCAGTCCAAGACCCAGCGCATGCGCGCTAACACCGCCACCGCCGTGCGCAAAGCCGAGGGCGCCATCGCTCAGACTGCGCGTGAGGAAGTCAGACGCCTCGGCCAGATTGGAAACACCATGGCCGCCACTGGTGAGGCCACCGGCATGGCAGTGAAGACCGGGATGCGCGAGTTACGCCTTCGCACAGAGGCCGCTCGCCGTCGGTTTGAGCCCGGTTACCGCGCACCTGACCAGCGTCGCCTTCCGGGTGGAGTGCAAGCGCAGCTACCCCAGAGAGAACCCACTCGCTCCCTTGAGGAACTTGGGCAGATGAGCACAGAAGAGCTCCGTTCGTGGATGACCGATCCCCGCACAGGGCAACCTCGCCGTCGTAAACCTCAAGGCTTCGGGCGCCGCGACAACTACATCCAGTACTACGCCCCGACGCAACTCCAACCCCCAACTCGCCGCGACGCCTGTTGGGAGGGCTACGTGCAAGCCGGAATGAAGCGCAAGGGCAAGCGCGAGGTGCCTAACTGCGTCCCCGCGTCCTCGGGTCTTACCAAGCCACGCACCCAGAAAGACACCGAGGACGGCAAGAAATACACCAAAACGGTCACCAACCCTGAAACCGGTCGCAAAAACAAGGTCCGCTACGGCGCTAAGGGCTACAAGATCGCCCCCGGCACCAACAAGGGCGACCGCTACTGCGCCCGGAGCTTCGGCGACATGAAGTCTGAAGGCTACGACTGCTCCGGCGCCGAGCGCAACACGCCGCTTTGCCTCTCGCGGGCGAAGTGGAAGTGCTCTGGCAAAACCAGCCGCCGCGATGGGCTCACGCCATGACCTTCCTTCGCCTCGACGGTCGCTCCACCGAGTACTACCGCACGCATCCCGAGGCCGCTGCAAAGAAAGTTCGTCACCAGGCCGAAATCAACCGGCGCCCCTCTGAGCGCAAGCGCCGCGCCGAGCTCAACCAAGAGCGCCGTCGTCGTGGCATCTACGGCAAAGGTGGCCCAGACATCTCCCATACCGAGGCCGGAAAAACCGTCCTCGAAGATCCCTCCACCAACCGCGCGCGCAACGGTCACGGCAAACAACCCCGCCTCAAGCGCGACTCGATTTGGGCCGAGGGCTTCGCACCCTAAAGCCCCTCTAGAAGCTTCGACGCTGAAACGCCATACAAATCTGCCAAGTCAAATAACTTCGATACTGCAAACTCGATCTCTCCTTTCTCCAACCGACAATAAGCAGCCTGACTAATAGCAAGCTTCTCCGCTACGTGCGACTGAGTAAACTTCGTCGCTTCCCTTAACTGTCTAATACGCCCACACAATGTGAGTTGCCGATAGATCGCCACATCCCCAATACGCTATCCGTATCAGGCTATCGCTTACAGCCAAAACGCTTAAGCTGTCGCCATGGAAACATCTGTTTCTCGCTACGATTTCGCGCCCATTACGGGCAGCGAAACCACCGACGAGGGGTATCTCCGCGTCTGGTGTCGTGCGGCGCGCTCGGGCACTCAGCTCTACAAGCGCGCAGATGGCTCCCAGGTTCGGGAATACAGGCCTCCCGAGGAGGTCTCAAACCCTGAGTCTCTCTCCACGTTCGGCATGAAACCCGCAACGTGGGGGCACCCCCCTGTTCTTCTCGATTCAGCCAACACCAAGAAGTTCCAGGTCGGCTACTCCGGTAGCCAGGTCCGGTACAACGACGGTTTCGTTGAAGTGGCCCTGGTTGTTACAGACCAAGACGCCATCGAGAAGATCAAGCGCAAGGACGCAACGGAAGTCTCTGCCGGATACAAGGTCGATTTCGACCCCACGCCCGGTGTCACCCCCGAGGGCGAGTCCTACGACGGCGTTCAGCGCAACATCCGGGTGAACCACATCGCCATCGTGCCCCGTGGCCGGGCTGGCCCGGAGGTACGCCTACTCATGGATCGAATGGATGCGGCCGACGCCGTCGCCTTCGATTCGGCGCTCCAGCCCTGTACACCTGCATCTCCCGTTATGGCCACCGTCAAACTCGACGGCCTGGAGATCGATCTGCCCGCAGAAGCAGCTAGCGCGGTCCAGTCCTTCGCACGGGACATGGAGCGCCAGCTCAAAGCTGTGACTACCGAGCGCGATGAGCTTTCCAACAAGCTCGACGCTCAGCAGGAAGAGATCGAAAACCTCGCCTACGAAAAAGAAGCCGCCGAAGGCCGCGCTGACGCACTCGAAGAGCGCATCACCGAGCTCGAAGACGGCACTTCTACCGGTCGCATCGACACCGCTGAACTCGACGCCCTCGTTTCTGAGCGCCTCGCCACTCTCCAACGTCTGGCACCTGCGTTCACCGAGGACTTCAAGTTCGACGGCATCGACAGCGACGACCTCTACGCCCAGGCCTTCGAGAACCTGACCGGTTCGGCCCCCCGCGAAGACGCTGACCCCTCCTACATCCACGGTGTGGTGGACGGCATTCTTGCCGCTCGCGCTGACTCCGAGGACGAAGAGGGTGACGAGGACGACTCCGAGGAAGAAGGCGAAGAGCCCGAAACCAAAGAGGACCGTGCCGACAGCACCACTTCCCTGCGTGACGCACTGAAAGGTGCCGGTCGCGGTTCCGCTTCTCCGGTGGACACCTACCGGACGCGCCAAGCGGAAGCCTGGAAGCGCCCCCTCACCGCCACCAAGTAAGGAGATCCTTCCATGGCAGTCACTTTTACCGCCACCACCGTCGCCAATCCGAGCGGCGCACAGGGTTCGTACCCCCTGGTCCAAGTCAAGGGCCACGAGGGCATGATCGCCGACCTGCAGGCCTATGTGTCTCGCAGCTATCGCAACCAAACCGGCGCCGCCATTCCTTTTGGCGTGTTGGTTGCAACCGACAACACCCCCACCAGCAATGACGCTCTCGCCGTCGAGATCGCCACTGGTGTGACCGGTATCCAAGGCCTGGCCATCAGCACGATGACCCTGGAGGGTGTGTCCGGCTCCTCGAGCTACACCCCTGTACCAACCCCCGCCTACTCGGATGGCCGCATCGGCTACCCCGACAAGGAGACCCTCAATGTGGTGTCCAAGGGTGTGGTCTGGGTGTATTCCACCGCCGCCATCGCCCTCGGCGACGCCGTTCGCTTCTTCAAAGCGGACCACTCGGGCACCGTCACTGGCGCCAACCTCGGTCGTTTCACCAAGACCGCTGTTGCCAACAAGACCGTCGAAATTACCGCCGGTGCTCGTTGGCTGTCTGAAACCTCGGCCGCCGGCCTCGTCTTGCTGGAGATTGACCTCCCCAGCATGACGTTCTCCGCCGACGCTTGATCACGGAGCTTCTTCCCATGACCACTGAAATCCGTAACGACGAGGTCGGCGTCTTTCTCGCTCGCGAGCTAGAAACGATCCTGGCTCGCACCTTCGAGGTCGAGTACGCCGACATCAAGTACTCGTCCCTGATTCCGATCTCCTCCGAGGTCGGCAATGGCTCTGACTCCTACACCTACCGAGTCTTCGACAAGCAAGGCTCGATGAAGGTGATCGGCGACAAAGCGCAGGATCTGCCCCGCGCTGACGTGCTCCGTAAGGAAGTGACCCACCCGGTTCGCTCCCTCGGTGCCTCGTTCGCCTACACCATCCAGGAGACCCGTGCCGCCGCCATGGTGCCCGGCATGAACCTGGAGCAACGCCGCGCCAACGCCGTGCGCCGCGCCTACGAGGAGAAAGTGCAGGAGATCGCCTACTTCGGCGATAGCGCCTCCGGCATGAAGGGCTTCTTCAACAACGACCAAGTCGACAAGCTTGTCCCCGACAAGTGGTTCGATGGTGCTAGCACCACCACCGACGAGATGCTGGCCCTGCTCAACGAGGCACCCACCCGCCTCGTGCAGAACAGCAACATGAAGGAGATGCCCAACACGATGCTGGTGCCCTACAACGTGTACCGCATCATCTCCACCACCCCGCGCAGCACCACCTCCGACACCACGGTGATGGAGTTCTTCCTGCGCACCAACCCGATGATCCAAGCCATCGAGCCCATCAACGAGCTCGAAGCTAGTAAGTCGAACGGCACCCTCTCCAAGGACCGGATCGTGGTGTACGACCGCAGCCCCGACAAGCTGCAACTGCACATCCCCCAACCCCTGGAGTTCCTGCCTCCTCTGCGTCAAGCACTGGAGTTCTCCGTTGCTGCTCACGCACG